TATCCAAGTTAGTTGACGAAGGATATCCCATGTATCAAGCGGTTGCCATTGCTTTGAGCATGGAAGAAAAGAAAAGATTAGGACCTAAGGGTGGGTATAGAAGAGCTAAAGCAAAAAAATAGTTTTAACATTAACCCTTCGCCAGAAGAAATGGCAAGAAAAGATGAGGTATTGCACAAAGCATATAATGACCTCGTTTACTTTGGTAGAGCTTTTTTACCTAATGACTTCTTAAATAAAAGCACATCTCCCTCATATCACTACGATGTATCTAAAAAATTAATATCAACCAAACCCGGTGAGCGTATCTGTATTATACTTCCAAGGGGTTTTGGTAAATCTATCCTTTCTAAATCTGCTATTCTTCACAAACTTTGTTTTTCAGGGGAAGATACACAGAACTTTATAGCGTGGGTATCGGAAGAGCAGGGGCAATCCATTGACCACTTAAAATATATCAGACACCACCTAGAGACTAACAAGACAATCAAATATTACTTTGGTAATATGGACGGAGGTTCAGCAGGGAAAAGATGGACTGAAAAGGATTTAGTTACCCCCAAGGGTGACAGGATTATAGCCAAAGGTACCAGCCAAAGACTTCGTGGTAGAGCTGAGGTGGATGTTCGATATACTGGCATCATTCTTGATGACTTTGAATCAGAACTAAATACAAGGACACCTGAAAGACGTGCAGACATCAAGAGGTGGGTGGTATCAACGATTTATCCGGCTTTGGAAGAATCCCCGGGTAAGGAAGGCTGGATATGGCTTTCTGGCACGATTGTGCACTTTGATAGCTTCCTGCAAATGACATACGATGGATACAACAAAGCAATGGAGGATAACCGTAGTTATCCTTGGCAGGTATTCTTTAAGCGGGCTGTGGAAGATGGTCAACCTATCTGGAAAGAACAATTCCCACTTTCTAAGCTAAATGCAAAGAAAAGAGAGTTTATAGAAGCGGGACTCGTAAATAAGTTTGCTCAGGAGTACATGAATGATGCTAGAGATATATCCAATGCGTCATTTAAGATAGACAGGATACAATACTTTGCTGGCGAGAGAAAGTATATCAATGGATTCAATTACATAGCAGAGCATGATGAGATGATACCCATTAATCTTTACATAGGTGTAGACCTTGCAGCGACAGCTAGTGAGACCTCTGACTATCAAGTAATATTGGTCATGGGTATAGATTCACGCTCTAATCGCTATGTCTTAGAATATTTTAGAGAACGTATCCCTACCTTTGATGTGCCACAAAAGATTATAGACCTAGCAAAGAAGTACAATCCAGTCAAAAGGGTAACAATAGAAACGGTGGCAGCACAAGAGATGGTAAGGGATATGGTAACCCGTATGAGTGCACAAGAAAAGCGATTAATGCCCGGTATCTTCAAAGGTGTTAAACCTCCCAATAGGATTAAAAAGGCAGATAGGTTAGAAACAACACTAGGACCTATAGTCAATTCAAAGAAGTTGTATATACGTAGAGAGATGACAGAGATAGTAGATGAGTTCTTTGAACACCCCAAACCTAGGAACGATGATATCATGGATGCTCTCTATTATGCGGATTACTTTGCAAGAGCGCCCAAGTCAGCTGCTACACCAAAAGAAGGATTTAAAGGTGGCAAGAGAAAAGAAAGTCTATTCCCAAAGTTAAAAAAGTATAATTGGATGACAGGGGCAAGAACATAAAATAAGCTATTGTTAGTTACAATATTTCTTTTTATATTCTCCCGATAGAAGATTTCTGTTACAATAATTAAGCTATAGGACCACATACCAAATGGCAAATAGAAGCAGAATGATGTTTCCAGACTCAGGCTTAGTAGTCGGACCATCCCACAGTGACGGAGGAGTTTATGCTTCTGTTGCTAACGGTCCCGATGTAGAACTAGAAGGCGGAGAGTTTATCATCAATAAAGAGGCTACTGAGGACTTCTTGCCTCTCATCAAGCAAATCAACGATATCGGAAGGATGGAACAGATGAACAACGCTGATAACGCTCAAAACGCTCATAGTGCTATAGATGCACTTATTGCCAGTGCCAGCACCAAGATGATGCCCGGAGGAGGCATAGTCGCACCTAAGACCCCAATGTACCAAGAAGGTGGTCCTCTTCATAGCCGTAGAATGTTTAACCAAGGCACTGGTTTTGATAAGAAAAAGTCTGACTTGAATAAAGATGGTAAGATATCTGAGTATGAAAAGAAAAGAGGAATGGCTATTGCTAAGTCAATGAAGAATCAAATGCAGATGGGTGGTATGATTGGTATGCAACAACCTATGATGCAAAGACCTATGAATCCAGCTATGAATCTTAGCCCTATGCAAAGAATGGGTAATGATATGCCACCAATGATGTATCAAGAGGGTGGAGCAGTGGCAGATAAGACTAGAGTAGAATTACCAGCACAAATAGTTTTAGACAATCTTGCTAGACGTATAGGCTCTAGCTCTGATATACAGACACCAAATGATTTAGTTAGATACTTGACGACTGTTAGACCAGCTTTTGAGGTTAGCAGCCCTAAAGATAACGAAAACATAGAGAACTTTTTTAAGATGCTAGAAAGTATAGACGCTGTTCCTAAGTCTAGAAAATCAATGCAAATGGGTGGACAGGTACAGCTTAGAAAGCAAGCTGAGATGAGAAAAGAGCCAAAAGAAAAAATGAATGTAATATTTCCATTTATAAATGAAATGCCTTTTCTTTACCCAAATTTTCAAGGTCCACTCAGCCCCTCTCAAAGCGAGAGCTTAAATGAGTTCTTAAAACAATTAGAAGAAGAAAAAGAAAAGCAACCAAAAAAACTTATGGCTCAAGAAGGTGGTATGATTTCTGATAACAATTTGATGGGAGCCATGGCTAATGACAGGAGAGTGGCAGCGTTACAACCAGATGTTTATTCTTCAAAGATGGAAAATGGAATGACAGTTGAACAAAAGATGATGGTGCCAAAGTTAGTAGAAGCAATTCTCCCTGTGTATGGGGTTGAAACTCCCTTGTCCAGAAGACAAAGTTCTATGTTAAAGAAAAATGCAGTCAGCCCAAGTGCTTTGAATCCTAATTTAAAAGGGCTAGTCAATAGATTATTAGTACAAAGGCTAGCAAACGAGACCACTTAATGGTATTAGAAAAAGATAAAAGAGCAGATTATAACCAAGAACTATATCGTAGATATAGAGATGCTAGAAAAAGCTGGGATACCGAAGCTCGTTTTGATATAGATTTCTTTCATGGTAACCACTACTCTACAGAAGAAGTAGATGAGTTACAATCAAGAAACCAAGCTGATGTACCAATGGATAGGATTGGACCAGCTATTGAAAAATTTAAAGCTGTTTTAACTTCACGTTCTCCAGCATTTACCATGACACCCAGAGAAGACTCCGATGTAAAGATTGCTTCTATATGGAGAGTTATCATGGGTTATATCTGGGGTAACTCAAATGGTGATTATCAGTTAAAGCACGCAATACACGATTACGCAACGACCGGATTAGGTTATTTGTATTCGTATGTAGACCCTGAATCAGATTTTGGTAGAGGTGATGTCAAGTTCACTTATGTAAATCCCTTTCGAGTATATGCCTCTCCTAACACCCGAAATCGTTGGTTTGATGATGCTGAAAGTATTATTCTTTCCACGATACTAACCGGTGAACAGGTCGTCAACCTCTACCCTGAATTAGGAGAACAAGAAGACCCCGAGACTGGAGAAATGCAAGTTGGCATTATACAGGATTTAGAAACTTATCTTGAAGAAGATTATCCTGATGCAATGAATGCTAATAATAAAAAGATATTTACTCCGTCTGAGGTCAAGGATTTAGACTATTATGAAAGACAAAAGTATCAGATACTAGAAAGATTCTACAAGGTTAAAGTTAATTTTTACCGTATCATAGATATGCAGAACGGTGAAGAAGTAATTTTGAGTGAACCTGAGTATTCAGAGTTTATTGAAAACAATAGAGAACAGATAGAAGCAGGTCAATATGAGGTTATACCAGTAAGACAGACTAGAGTAAAGGTCTGTGCTAGTATTGGTCAAGTGGTTTTGTATGAGACTATATTGAATACTGACCACTATCCTATAGTTCCCTTTCCAAATGTGTTTACAGAGACCCCTTATCCAAAGTCAGATGTATCAAGGGCAAGACCTATGCAAAGGCTTTTAAATAAGTTATGGTCATTGGCACTGTCACACGCACAAGCATCTGGAGGGTTAAAGCTATTAGTCCCATTAGGAAGCGTAGAAGACCTTGGTCAGCTAGAAAGGGACTGGGCAAATCCAAACGCAGTCATAGAAGTAGATAGCACACAGGGTGAGCCACACTTTCCAGCTCCGCAGCCATTGTCTTCTGAGTTTTACAGATTGATACAACAGTGTGAGTTCTATATTGACTTTACATTTGGATTACCTGAGATGATGCACGGCTTTGCAGAGAAAGCACCAGAGACAGTAAGGGCTACAGAAAGAATGATATCTCTAGGTTCAGAAAGACCAAAGTCAAAACTAAGAGACATAGAGTTTAGTATCAACAGACTAGGACAAGTGTTGTACAACCTATCCAAAGGTCACTACACATATAAAAAGATTTTTAGGCTAAATGAAGCCAATAATGATATTACAGAAGCAACTATCAATATGTATGATAAAAAGGTAGGAGCAATACTAGATATCAAAAAAGAAAAACATAATTTACAACAGCATGACGTTAGGATTGAGCCCGGTTCTACGCTACCAACCAATAAGTATGCAGAGCTTGGTGTATACATGGAAGCATTTAGAATGGGCATCGTAGATAGAACAGAGGTTCTCAAAAAGAATCCTGAGATATTTGACAAGGAAGGTGTAATGAGAAGAACAGAAGAAAGACAGTTATTACAACAACAGATTGCTGCAATGACCGAGCAAATTAAGAATTTGGAGGGCGACCTCCAGACTGCCCAAAGGGAGTCCATAAGTGATAGAAAGAAAGTCGAAGTCGAGAAATTCAAGACTAGATTGAAAGATATCTCTTCGGACGCCAAAGCTGATAGACGAGTTCAACTAAACAACCTACAATCAAAGGTGAAGCTCGAAGCGGAGAAATTAGCGAATGTTAGAAAAGACGCTAGTTCTGCTCCAGAAGCTTAGAGACATCTGAAAGGAATATAATGGATAATCAACAAGTAGAGGCTACACAAACCGCTGATGGTTTGGTAGATGGTGGCGCTGATATAGTACAAGAAGTAAGAGAACAAACAGACGCTCAGTATGAGCAACAAGCTGAACAACCTGTAGAGCAAGCTGTAGACTACAATGCTCCAGAGGTCAATGTAGAAAGCGAAACAACTCCAGTAAATGAATGGGAGGTAGAAGCACGTAAATTTCAATCTATGTATGATAAATCAACAGCAGAGAATGATAAACTACGTAAGTTTGAGCCTCTTGGACAATTATTAGAGCAAAGACCTGATTTGGTAAATATGCTTCAAGAAAATATCAATGCACCACAACAACCACAACAACAGCAACAACAAGGTCAACCGGGTCTGAAACCGGAAGACTTTAACCCTTGGGATGCGTATTATAATGCAGAGTCACCTTCTTTTAAGTTCAGGCTGAATCAAGAGATGCAGCTTGCCAAAGATGTCGTTGATAATGCGATGGCGCAACAAAAGAGACAGATGCAAGAAGAAATAACCTACAACAATACAGTCAATGAGCTTAGAAACACTTATAAGTTTTCGGATGGAGACGTTCAAGAGTTTATGGGGTTTGTTACTCAGCCCAAAGAATCTGTAGGGTTATCTAATCTTGTCAAGCTATTCAGAGATGTAAAAAACAAAGGTAACGCTCCAGAAACAGCCCAAGCAGTACAGAATGCCCAACAACAACCTAGAACAGCCGGAGTACTACAAGGTGGTGCACAAAGCTCACCAAAGAGTACAGAGAATCAAATGTGGGATAATATAGTAAATGCTGGGAGTCGAAATAGCGTCCTTTAATTAATCACATAATGGAAGGAATGACAAATGTCAACATTTAATAATCCACATCCACTCAAGGTTGGAGACCCCGGTGCAGTTATAGACAGCACGATTCCTTCGAGACGACTGTTTAACTTTAGTGATAGAGTAGCAGACCTCGCTCCAGAAGAATCGCCGTTTTTTGTATACTTATCCAAGGTAGCCAAAGTCCCTACGGATGACCCACAGTTTAGATGGTTGAAAGACAGAAACAAGATTGATATGACAGATAGAAGTTTTCGTCTAGCAGCCGCTCACACTGTACCAGCTGCAGGCAGTACATTAACTTATACTGTTGAAACTGCTGGAACTTCACAAGGTTCAGTAGACTTTCTTATAAAAGGAATGGTCTTCGCTGTTGGTGAAACTAATGCTTCAACCAACGAACCAGAAACCGCAATCGTCAGAATAGAAAGCTCTCCAGTAGACACTGGTGATACAACCACATTTACTGGTCGTACTGTGTCTGCTGCAACAGGTTCAACCACCGGAGCTGCTGACCAAACACTATGTACCGTAATTGGTAGTGCATTTGAAGAAGGAACTGGTTCTCCAGACTCTTTCTCAAAGCATTTAGATAACGGTGTCGGATACTGTCAAATTTTTAAAACCTCTTGTGAGTTAACCAATACTGCAAGAGCTACTGTATATCGTGGATATGCTAGTGAGTTTGATAGAATCTGGAACCTAAAATTACGTGAGCACAAAGTTGATATCGAAAGAGCTATGCTTTTCGGTCAAGGTGGTCTCGTAAACGGTATATCTTATTCTGATGGTATCATTGGAAGTATTGTGAAAAATTCACAGTCACAAATTAAAGATAATGCTCAGTTAGATTACACACAGGATAAAGCATACTTCTCAACCCGCTCAGACGCACAGTTCACTTACGATGCGTTACTAGCTGACTTAGAAGTTGTCTTTGACCCTGCACGTGGTGGAGCTGGCGCAAAGCTTGCGTTATGCTCATTACCTGTAATCACATTCTTTAACAAGATGGCAAGTTCAGGTACTTTCTTATCTTCAGTACATTCTGCTGCTAATCCCTTGATGTCACAAGAGAAAGGTTCTTTTGGACACAAGGTGGTCAAGGTAGAAACTATTCATGGTGACCTAACCCTAGTAAAAGAACCTTTATTTAGAGGTTTTGCTGCTGGATTCATGGCTATGGTTGACTTGGACCAAGTTGCTTACAGACCTTTAGTTGGTAACGGTGTAAACAGAGACACACACATTATGACTAATGTGCAGTCTGCTGATGAAGACCTACGTAAAGATATGGTATTGACTGAAGCTGGTTTAGAGGTTTCTTTACCAGAAGCACACGCATTGTTTAACTTTGAATCTGCTTACACAGCACCATAATCTAGGAGGTAATGAATAATGAGAGCCGCAACAAGAGAAAAGAATAGTGGTAAAGGTGGATTTCTACAAAAGATAGAACCAATCACCGTAGCTCGTACACTAACAGCCGCTGATAGTGGTAAGGTCTTCATGCTAAGTTCAGCAGGTGGAGCTTACTCTGTCACATTGCCAACTGCCTCATCCGGAGTTGATGGTATCTACTACAAGTTTATTGTAGAGGAAGAGACCCCAACAGGAGCTATTACTATAGCTGCAGGTAGCGCAATCATTAGTTTAGTGATGAAAGACCCCGGTGGTAACGCCTCTAACTCAACAGCAGGTACACAGGTATCTAATATCGTAATTGGTACTTCAGCACAGAAAGGCGACTACATTAACATAATGTACGCTGGTGGTGAATACTTAGCAGAAGCGATGTCAGGTATTGATGACGCACTAACCACTTCATAACCCTAAACAATACGGGTAACAGATTTGGATTCTGTGGGGGTTACTGAAAAAGAGTAGCCCCCGAATATCCTAAACATTTAAAACAGGAGTAATTATGGCTGCTTATGGTAATTTAAAAGTAAAAGTTATGATACATCCCGGTAATCCCGGAGAAGAAGATGGCGCAGTAGGAACTATGGCAAGGGATATTAAGGATTATGTAGCTACTTTAGATTCTACCAATAATGAAGTTTTATCTATCACGCACACACAATTAAATGGTGATAGAATTATGACATTAATTGTCGGAGGAACTTAATGAACTGTCAGCATTGTAAAGCTGAAAATAAAGGTGGATGGTTTTATTGTAGGGAGTGTGGTAAAAGAGCCCATCCTCCTAGGTATAGTACAGCTACAATTATAAGGGATGGTCGTTTTGCAACTGCCATTCGCAAAGACCATATTAACTTTAAAACAATGTCTATGGCAGAAGACATAGAATCAAAGGGAGGACAGATAAGTGGCAACGTTTGAAGCACAAGTTGAAGCTTTGACTAGCCTTTCTATTGACGGTAGTAGTTCTCCGACACAGACAGAGCTAACGCAATTTTTAACTGATGGAGCTAAAGAAATACTGACATCCTTACCTGATTCTAAAAAAGCATTGTACACTACATCAAACGATTTAAACAGTAGCAGTGTAAGTTATACAGTCTTGGGGTCTGAAATATTTAGTGTTACTAGAGATGACGGTACTATCAATCAACCCTGTAGAAGAATACCAGCGGAGCTCAATGGAAGAGTTAGGGATACTGATGATATGATGGCTGCTACAGCGACTGACCCGGTATATTATGTTATTAACAATGTTTTAGTTGTGGTGCCAGAACCCTCTAACTCTAACAATGCTCAAGTCAATGTACTTTCCTATCCTTCCGTTGCTTTCGGAGATAGCGTTATTGCAAAATTTCCAGATGAAGCAGAATATTTAGTTCCCATGTACGCTTCTATAAAATCTTTACAAAATGCTTTGGCAGAGAAAGCTTCTAATAGTGATATGAGCACAGCAATAGCAGCAGTCAAAAGCGCTGTAGAGGCAGCCGCAACTACGATAGCAAGCTTTACATCTACAACAGAGTCTGTGTTTGGAGATGAAGATACTTTTCTGACAAACAACTCTCAACTTACAAGAGTAAAAGATGCCTTGGATAAAGCTCAAGAAACAATCACAGGAAATCTTCCAAGTTCAACCACAGATGCTAGGGGAGCTCAAGGAAATGAAGATGTTGAGTTAGTAACCTCTGCTCTTAATATAGCACAAACAGAGATACAGAGAGCACAAGTACACCTATCTGAGTGGAATGCTATTGGAGACATGAGAATAAAACAAGTACAAGTAAACCTGAGTAAAATGGATGGATATATTAAAGAAGTACAAACAAGACTTTCTATTATAGGCTTCTTGGAAAGACAACAAGCAAAGTTGCAGGCTGACTATGAAAAAGGCATACAGATAGTTAGAGGTGGATAATGGCATTAACACTTGTAAATCTAAACACATCCCCATCTGCTACATTGGTAACATTAAACATTAGCCCTAGTTCTACTCTTGTAAACTTAAACACATCTCCGAGTGCTACGTTAGTAAATCTCAACACAAGTCCTAGCGCTACGCTCGTTAATTTAAATACTAGCCCTGCATTAAAAAGAATTAATAAGTATCAAAATACAGATAAAAACTGGGAGAACTTAAATAATACTTGGGAGGATTTGCTCTAATGGCTGTTATAAGTTTAACTGTAAAGAAGATTATATCTAGAGTAAGGCAGGCTTTCCCAGATGCTCCTGAAACATATATTATAAATTTAATTAACGAATCATTAGTGGAAATGGGAAAGTACAATACAAAAGTTGAATACGCTAAATTAAATACTGTGGCAAATCAACAGTGGTATACTCTTAGCGACAGTAACGCTGGTGTGGAAATTAACAAAGTATACCGTGTTGACTTTATGGATTCAGACGGAACATACGTAAAGATACCAAGACTTTTAGATAACGAAATACCAACAATGGATATAGACTAATGGCAAGTACATACAATTACCCAGAAGATTATATTACATGGTTTATAAAAGGCAATCACTTAGCAGTAGTTACGCTAAAAGGTGATTCAGAAGGAACATATCACAGTAAGTATGGGCAATACAAACCTATCGATGAAGCAGTTACTAACGGATTGTTATTACATTATTATGCAGAGCCTAATGCTGTCACAGCGATTACTGACACCCCAGATGTGGATAATGTGTTTCATACGGCTATTGTGGATTATGTAAAAGCAAGATTATATCAAGATAGAGCAGGTAGAACAAACGATGGTGGAGTTGCAAGCGTGAGTTTGAACCTTGCACAACTACACGAGAATAAATTTAGCGAATCAGTAAAAAGAAATGGAATGCAAAAGCGAGACAAGACTGGTGGACCACGCAGAGTCTTGATGGCTGACTTTACCTAATAAGGAAAATATTATGACAGATATTAGAAAATTTCAAACAAATGAGGTGCTTAATAAAGTTTTAAACAGTAGTGAGAATGCTGTGAGGGCTGATATTAATAATGTAACTCTAACTACAGAAGGTGGAGACGTTGCAATAGATGTAGCCTTGGATAAAGCTAATGACAGTGTTACTGCATTCTCTAATACCGCTAAAGATGGTAGTGGTACTAGCTATGTTGCTTTAGTAGACAGCGATGGTCATAGTCAAGTTGATATCGTTTCAAGTGCACTTCCTAGCGGAGGAGCTACTGCAGCTAATCAATCAACGATTATAGGTCATATAGATGGAGTAGAAACTTTAATTACATCTAGCAATACTAAACTAGATACACTAGAGACAACTCTCACTGCTATAGAAACAGATGCTGCAGCGATAGAAACATTATTAACTGGTATTGACGCTGACACTAATGCAATCAAAGTTGACGCTGCCGCAATAGAAGTTTTAATTACTTCAACCAATTCTAAGATAGATACATTTGATGCTGTACTAGATAACATTCTTGTAAAGAATACTGAAATAGATACTGTATTAGATAATATTAAAACTGACACGCAAGCAATAGAAACGGATATGGCAGCTATTGAGACTTTGTTAACCGCTGCTAACGTAGACCACGCAGCTAACGAAGCACTACTTACTACTATTGATTCTGATACTGATAATATAAAAACCGCAACAGAGGCATCTCAAGCAGCTTTAGAAAAAATGCTATACGGAACTGCGTTAGCTGTTACTGCTGTTAGCGGGGGGTCTGACCACAGTTTAGGTTCTACTTTTGAAGCTTTTTACATAGGCGTAGGCGGCGATATAAGTTTAGACCTAGCATCTAGTGGGTCAAACATAGTCTTTAAGAATGTAGCTAGTGGTCAACTTTTACCTATAAGAGCAGCAACAGTAAACGCAACAGGAACAACTGCTACTAACATAGTAGCACTGAAAGCTTAATATGCCTTTAGGATGGAAAAGAACTGGACTAAACTTTTTAAAGTCAGTATATGACGTTATTTGGAACATTACCCAACTTAACTG